TTTGGCGTAATAAGGATGGCCTCCCTATTACAATTAAATTATGTTACCAACAAGCGACGAGAGATACTCACCAAACCAGTAGCAAGTGGATTGCTCACTTGCATAGATATATTTATACAAACCTGTTGCAGTATTCACATCCAACTACAGGTATTTTGGTCAATTTCACCAAACGGAGCAAAAGTTCAGGGAATAAGGGCTCTTGTTTTTTATATTGAAGATAAGTATAATATAACATGTTATCGCCCAAACGATAGCAGTAGTTATTACCAACAATTAGGAGCGAAAGTTCAGGGAATAAGGGCTCTTGTTTTTTATATTGAAGATAAGTATAATATAACATGTTATCGCCCAAACGATAGCAGTAGTTATTACCAACAATTAGGAGCGATTTATAATGGTATTCAAAGATCAATTTTATGCAGTGGTGGCTCAACACCGCGGCTACAGCAACCGCGATGGTTCAGCAATGACCACAATTACTTTGTGGGGCATAGACGATGGTAAGACATATTCAACTTATGTTGTGGACGACTATCGCAATTCACAAAACTGGGGCTTCATTACACGCAATCTAGATAATGGATTTTTAGTCAAGTTTCTTAACGGCAGACTCAGTAAAGAACTACAAATAAACGCGGACTCAATTCCGCAGATACAAGACAAACTTGAATCTGTGCAGGCCATGAAAGATGTTTGCCGTAAGATTTGGAATGAAGAAAACACAGTAACAACTAAAAGCAAAGTGACTAAAGAAGATGTCCTTGCACAAGCAGAGAAGTTGGCTCACATGGTCAAGGACTTGTTTGAATAATGAATAATATGATACTAACAGTTTTTAAAAGCGTTAAGAAGGCGTATGTTGCAGATGTTGTTAACGAATCGTGGAAGGACATTGCCAACTTGTTAACAACGCATATGGATAGCCCCAGCAAAGAAGAAACTTTAATGTTTAACTTTGCGGAGTTTAAAACACTAGATGATCCTTCAGTAGAACCTGGACGCAGTTATCACGGACATGTAGTAGATGGTGAATGGCAAAGGATTCCAGAAGGCACCTACGATGAGATTCCAAATACTGTTCGTAGAAGTAAAGCCAATGTGGTTGCTGTCAACGGCATCATATTAGATGTTGATGAAAAGATGACTATTGAAGCGGCACAGGATCTTTATAAAGACATTGAGCATGTGCTTTATACTACATTCAGACACAGCCCAGAAAAGCACAAATTCCGTATTGTAATACCATTCAGTCAACCTTTGCTTAAAGCAGACATTGGGGGCAGGCAAGCGGCAATTACAGAAACATTTCCTGGAGTAGACAACTGTTCATTTACAATGAGTCAAAGTTTTTACTTTCATAGCGGTCTAAACAGTTCATACAGCAACTGGAATGAAGGAGTTATGTTGGATCCATATGATTTTGAATATCGTGAACCCAAAGTTTATATTCCTCCACTACCTCATTCAAATACGCCAATGGATGCAGAATTTGCTGATGCGTATAAATCAGCAGTAGTGGCGAGTTTATCAACATGTGTAGGCTTACATTATGCAGGTGCTGGAGCCAGCAATCATGCTGTGCTTACACTTGTAAGTTTATGTCGTAGTGTAGGAATGACATATAATGAGTATGATGCTATTTGTGCTAGAATGGCACACCCAGAATCAGCACTGACAAGTCCTGTTATTAGAATGCAGGCATGGACTGGTTGGGATGGAGACCGTATACGCAAAGAAACTCGTGATGCATTTATTAGTGCATACGGGGGCAAACCAATTGTGGTCAAGAGACCCAATAAAGTTTCAGAAGAAACTTTGAACAAGTATAGAGTAAAATAATATGAATAACACACCCAGAACTTTAGAAGAACTTGCTATTGAAAAAGCAAAAATCAAAGACGAGGAATTAAAAGCCAAGGCAGTTGCCAAAGCCGCCAAAGAGGCTGAGCGGCAACGAGTCGCAGATGAAAAAAAGAAAGCGGCTGATTTAAAGGCGGAAGATAAGAAAAAGAAGGACAAAGAAAAAGAAGAACTTACAGCAGAAGAAAAATATAGTCATTTTCAAAAAGCATTGGACATTTATGAAAAATATCAACCTTGCTTTTTTAGAGATGGTCAATCTAAATATTTTCATAGTTTAACAACTAGTAAACGAAATTTAAAATCAGACAAAGAAGAATATTGCACTGAGATTAAATGGTATCCTCCTAGTTCATTGTATCCCAACTGGATTGAACTTCAACATCCTTTTGCACAAAGCATGTTTAGGAAAATGATTGAAGGTGAAAAGATCAGTGTCTACATTCCAGATGCTGATGATACAGCAGTTTTTCAATTCCCTCCAAGAGTATATGAAAAACTTATTAATACTGTTGACATGGTAGATGATAAAACTTTTAATCTGTTGGATCTCAAAGGCATTATGCAACCCAGTTATGATACTGAACAACAGCAAACATGTCCAATTATTATTAAAGCATTGTTGTTTGCACTAAGTGGTTGTTCTATCATGTGGAACGATGATGAACAGCGTTGGGTTGGTAGTAAACAAGAAAATTTAGACTGGTTGGAAAAATGGATGTATGGTGTATTACATGCTGACATTGGCAACAACATGTTGAGTATGCCAGTGATATTTGGCAAAGGTAAAGTTGGTAAGAACGCATTGTTTGATATTATATTTTCAAATGTCTTGGGAGCAGAACTACGCTTTACTGGCATGTGGGAAACAATTGACAGCAGTTTTAATGGTTTTAAATTAAACAAGACATTCATTTACGGTGATGAAATACCTGAACGCAGTGAATGGAATAAGATTAAAAACTTTACTGGTAGTATTAAAGATTATATCAAATTAAAATATGGTGTAGAAATGGAAGTGGATAACTGTATTTCTTATGCATGGGGTAGCAATCAAGACCAGTTTCCGTTGCCATTTGAAGATGGTCCACAAATGATGCGTGTAAGTCCAATTAAAGTTGGTGCCAGCACATTTGCTGAAAATGCTGTTAAGATGTTGGACAAAGCACATGGAGAAAACTATTGCCGTAAATTGTTAAAAGCAGAAGGCATCAACTCAGATGACATGTCAGACTTTATGGTGGGAGATACAGTATTAAGAAAAGTATTGACTCGTGACTGGCAAGGACGAGAAGCCAGTCAACAGATGTTAAATTACTTGGATCAAAAATTTAAAGGGCCGCGTTATAGTTTAGAGCCCCTGCGTGGACAAGATTGGGAAGATATTGCTGAATACAAACGCGATGCCATCAAATGCACAGCAGATCATATTATTGCCAACAGCCCAGACATTATTACTGTGCATGAAGTTCATGAAATTTATAAAGTAATACAAAGCGAACGAAATGCTGTGTCTAGCAAGCAACTTAAATCCTGCACTGAAAGCATCAAATCATACTTGTTGGATGAAGGTTATTGTTATAAAGTCAATGCTCGTATTGCCAACGGTGCTCAGTGTAATATTTTTCATCGTGGTGCTTTAGAACATGGTAAAATTAGTTCACATAAAGAAGATTTTGAGCGTTATATTGTTGAACAACAACAGTATGGTAAAAGTGTCCGTAGATTAAAAGCAGTGGGTCAACAATTAAGAACTGTGTTTAGTCAAACTAAAACACCGCCAACTCCAGATGCTTTTATTGATGGTGCTAGTGGCAAAGCCCTAGAAGCCGCAATGGTAAGACCAAGAATAGATGTTGAAAGCATCTTAAATAGCGTTAGATCCAATAAAAAGGATTGATCTGCTACAGATGCTACACACAAACCGTGTTTTTAAAAAACTGTAGCAAAAAAGAAATAAAAAATAAAAATAAAAAAATAATAAAAAATAAATTTATTTTTAGCAAAAAGTTTTGAATGGTTTTGTGTGTAGCATTCATAGTATTTGAAAGGGACTGGTATGAGAAAACATTTGTTAGTTGTGCCAAAATGCAGAACTGGATTGTTAAGCAAAGAGTATTATGTAAAGTTTTTTGGCAACAAGGATGATGCTGAAGAATATGCATTTGTATGTAAATTAGCAGGGTATTGTGTGGATATTTTAGGATTAGATGAATACAACTTGTCAAGAGTATACAAACATAGGGAATTGGAGTTTGAATTATAATGTTCACATACCCCTTAACACTACAAGATGCACTACAAGCATTTGTAAAATTTAAAGCCAATATAGTTTCAGAAGTGGAATTTGATGATCCTGTGTTGAACCAGTTTTATGCTGATGAGGCCCTAGGCTTATGCACAATAACAATACGACAGCCAGATGTTGACATTATTAGTATTAGAAATGTGCAAGACAGCGTATTAGAAATAAGTTATCATGATCCAGAACTAGAGTTTGTGCGTAAATTACAATGTTAAACTCTGAAAAGAAATCAGATTTAATCAGAGTTGAATTTTTGAAAAGAAATCAAGTTTTATCAAAATTCATTGACATACCCGCATAAAAGTAGTATACTAAATATAGTTGCTGGGATTATGTGGTGTGGTCCTAGCAATGTGTGTAATTAAATCCTGGAGCCCCCTATCGTGAGATACGGGGTTTCCTTTTTATTTAAATAAAGTTATCCTATCTACCTTAGGACCTGGCGGCCACAGCCCAGTCAACGCCATTGACTAAAAGTGGCATTTTCACGGCTAAGAGCAAGTTTCTTTTCTACACCAGGTAAGTATGTGAATAGACTTGGAGATTGCATAGAAATGAAAACACAACCACGCAAACTGGTTAATCCACCTCACCCTACAACATATACTCAAATAGAAATATTAGGTAATGTCACGGACATACAGTGGATCCCACAACGCATCATGTCAAGTGCGTTTGGTGAACAAGATTTGGCACACAACGAAATTAGAATACAAGATCAACTCAAAGGTATTCAGTGCTTGGACACATTACTACATGAAGTCACACATGTTGTCAGTGACTTACTACATTTAGAATTAACAGAACATCAAGTTCACAACCTAGGTATGGCATGGGCACAAATATTCTTTGCCAACCCAGAACTACTAGGCTTTATTGCTGAAAGGACAACGGAAGAAGATGAACGAAGAATCAAACGATAAACCACATGGCAAACCTGGTCCGCAAACTGGACATACTGTGGAGATTACAAAACTGGCCAAAGTTATTGGACGCAACAAGATACCTGTGTGCTTTGATGAAGTAGAACACTTGGCTTCCTTGGGTTGCACAGACAGAGATATTGCCAACTATTTTGGTGTCAAAGAAGATACACTACGCAGAGGATTTGCGGAAAATCTTCAGATTGGGCGGCACAAACTCAAAATCAGTCTACGCCAAGCCCAGTTACGAGTGGCACTTGAAGGTTCCGTTCCTATGCTTGTGTGGTTGGGCCGTAATATGCTGGCTCAAAATGAAACTGGAACCACCAGTGATGACAAGCGTCCATTACCTTGGACTGATGATATGGATGAAGACACCATTGATGATGAACAGGAAGAACAAGATGCTGATACAGAAACTTGATGACTATGAATTGAAAATTAGTTTAAGTTGGCTAACACAAAAAGAACTACAACTCAAAATTACAACTACAATACTTGATGGTGTAACTGGATCAGTTCACAACCGCAGTTACTTTGTCTCACCAGAAGAAGCCATGCGTATCGCTGATCACATTAACGATGTGCTATGCCGCTAAGTGCCAAGCAACAAGAGATTGCTGATTGCACCACACGCTTTAGAGTTGTAGTAGCAGGGCGTCGTGGTGGCAAAACATTTCTTGCTATGCGTGAACTTGCTCGCTTTGCCAGTAAGCCCAACAGCACAGTATGGTATCTTACTGGTTCCAGACAACAAGCAAAAAGCCTTGTGTGGAGCAAACTAAAAAAGAAACTGGGTAAGTTAAATTGGATTGCAGATACAAATGAATCTGAACTTACGATTCGCCTCACTAACAATAGTCAAATCTGTTTGAAGTCAGCAGAGCAAGGAGATAACTTGCGTGGTGAATCAATCTCATTTTTCTGTATGGATGAATTCTGCGATATAAACTTAAATGAAATATGGAGCCAGATTATAAGACCATCCTTGGCAGATCAAAAAGGTCATGCCTTGTTCATTGGCACTCCCAAAGCAGGCAATCAGGCTGCCAGAGACTTATACGACAACCACTTGACTAAAAAGAACTGGGCCAGTTTTAGTTACACAACTGAAGAAGGTTCTTTCGTTGATGCAGAAGAGGTTGAACAAGCAAGACAAGATCTAAGTCCCAAAGTGTTTCAACAAGAATACATGGCAACCTTCGTTAATTTTGCTGGAGTTATCTTTGGCGACTTTGGCGAGCATAACATAGGCGAAGTGCGTAAGCCAACAGAAACAGAACCCATTTATATTGGCATGGACTTTAACATAACTCCAATGAGTGCTGTTATTGGTCGTCAAAGTAAAGTAGGCATTGAGATCTATGATGAGATATATCTTGACAACTCAAACACTACAGAAATGATTGATGAGATAAGAAATAGATATCCTAGAAACTCCATTATAATTTGGCCAGATCCAAGTTCAGTTGCAAGAAAAACAAGTGCCAACGGCAATACTGATGTCAAACTATTAGAGATGGCAGGGTTTCAAACTAGATATCATAGGCAGCATCCACTTGTAAGAGATAGAATAAACGCAGGCAATAGTTTGTTCTTTAAACGACCAGATGGAAGCACAAGATTTACTATAGATCCGTCATGTAAAAAAACAATTGCCTGCTTAAAGAACTGGGCATACAAAGAAGGCACAATGATACCTGACAAGAATGGTGCATTAGACTGGTCGCACGGAGCGGATGCCTTGACCTACATGATTCAATATCTATATCCAATCACTAAACCAGTGGAAGCACGATCACCACAGCGATGGGGGCATCAACTGGCCTAAGCATGAGCATAAATAAAGATACCAGACATCTACTGATCACAGACGGTCTATACAAGGAAATGAAAAGCAATGGATACAATTCTAAGCCAGAACTACGCTGACGCGGCCTCAGTGAACCCGCTTGTCAGTCGTAACAGACAACGCTACGAGTTTTTATACGATAGTTTCTCAGGTGGAGAGACCTATCGCAAAGGTGGCTATCTTACACGCTACCAACTTGAAACAGCCAACGAATACAATCAACGCTTGGCCAATACCCCATATGATAATCATCCACGGAGTATCATTTCCACTTATATTTCCTTTTTGTTTAGAACTGAACCTGAGCGTGTATTAACAGGTTTAGAAAATGACCCAGCATTAATGGCTTTCTTGGCTGATGCTGATCATGAAGGCCGTGATTTAGATTCATTCATGAAGCAGGCCGCAACCTGGGCTAATGTGTTTGGACATTCATGGTTAATCATGAGCAAAGCCAACATTGGTGCCATCACTAGAGCAGATGAACTTGCCGCTGGTGTGCGTCCTTATCTTAACTTGTTGTCACCATTACTGGTCACAGATTTCTCATGGACTAGATTAGAAAGTGGTCGTTATGAACTTTCATATTTCAAATACATTGAAGACAGCAACAATAGTGTTTCAGTTGTTAAAGAGTGGACACCAGAGTTTATTCAAACCACAACCATCAATCATGAAAAGCAAGAAGTAAAAAACAAAAGCATTGAAATAAATCAACTAGGTGTTATCCCTGCTGTTATTTTATACAATCAAACTTCAACCATTCGTGGCTTGGGTATCAGCAGTATTGAAGACATTGCAGATGCCTCAAGAATGATTTATAACTTGACTAGCGAATGTGATCAGGCAATTCGTCTTGGTAGTCATCCAAGTCTTGTGACCACTCCAGATACTAATGTAGGTTCAGGAGCAGGTGCACTTATTCATATGCCGTTGAATATGGACCCTGCCTTAAAACCATTCGTGCTAGAGTTCTCAGGACAAGAAGTGTCAAGCATTTACACAGCCATTAATAATATTGTCAGCAGTATTGACAAGATGGCCAACACAGGCAGTATCCGTGCCAACGAAGCACAAGTCATGAGTGGGGTCAGCAGAGAAGTAGAGTTTGCTTTGCTCAACAGCCGCTTAAGTGAAATGGCAGACAACATTGAATTGTGTGAAGAACAGTTATGGAAACTTTATGCCCTGTATCAAAACTTATCATGGTCAGGTGAAATTTGTTACCCAGACTCATTTGCTATTCACGATACACAAAACGAATTAGACCAGTTGATTAAAACTTATAGCACCGTTGATGACCCTGCTGTTAAAACATCAATTGTAGAAAAAATTAAAGGCCTGTTGGATCTCACAGTGGATGCAACACCTCAACCCAATACAGCAGGTGACAACCTAGCAGTATAAGACAGCAAGAAGTTGTCACAAAACAATACTCCAAGAGAGGCGGGATTTATGTTGGATCAAGAAAACACAACAGCAACCGTGGACACTGACACATCCACTGAAACAAACAGTCAGGTATCAAAGACTTTTACTCAAGATGAGGTAAATGCTATTCTAGCCAAGAGCAAGACTCAACTAGAAAAGAAACTCTCAGGCAAATATGCTGATCTAGGCGAACCAGATGAGTTGCGAGATATCGTAACCAACTATCGCAAACAACAGCAAGATCTTGAAGTGAAAAAAGGAAACTTTGAAAAGGTCATGGCAGATGCAATCTCCAAGAAGGAGGCTGAAATTGCCAAACGCGATAATATCATTCGTGAGTTTAAATTAGAACAACCATTGATGAACTACGCCGCACAATATCGTAGTGTGAATCCTGCACAAGTGAAACAACTTCTCAGGAACAATTTAAGACTAAATGAAGAAGGCGATGTTGAAGTGTTAGATGAAAAAGGCACAGTGAGATACAGTGAAAAGGGCAAACCATTAAGTGTTGAACAATATGTTCAAGAATGGCTTCAGTCCAATCCCCACTTTGTTTCTGCTACTCCTGCTACTACTAACACAAATGGTGGAGTCCGTGACAACAGTCCTGGACCAGTTGATTTAGGTTCATTAGATCTCACTCGCAGTGACCACAGGAAAATATACGCTGAAGCAAGACGCAACGGCAAAATTTAATTTAAGGAAAATATAAAATGGCTTTCAATACAGCATATGATTTAGACAGTTTGGTAGTTGCAACAAAAGCAGCCACAGTCTATACAGCACAAGAAAACTCCCTATTCTTAGGTGGTGGTCTTATCCCCATGGTTAATCTACCAGCAGGTAGCATTTCCGCACAGATTCCAGTTATGGGTTCTGTTACAGCCAGCAAGTTGACTAGTGCAAGTCACGACGCTGAAGACTTTGCCGCACTTGGCATTGCTGACACTAAAGTTACAATCACAGCCAACATCTACGCCGCTCGTGATGTCATGCGTGATCTAGGTGCAGTTGATCCATCTGAACTTGGCCGTGTATTAGGTCAATCAGTTGCCAAGGCATTTGACGCAGATGTTATCGCCGCAATGAATTCATTGACAGCGTCTACAAGTGACAGCGATCCAATGAGTGTTGATGCAATTTTCAACGCAGTTGCACAGATCCGTGGTGCTGGTGAAATGGGTCAATTGTTTGGTATCTTGAGCCCAGTTCAAGCAGCCACACTAATGAAAGCAATTGGTTCTGCCGCATACGCTGGTGGCACATTCCAATCTGAAGCATTGACAAATGGTTTCTTAGCCACAGTTGGTGGTGTTCGTTTATTCCAAAGTGCTTATGTTTCTGGAACAAACAAAGGCTTCATCTTCAGTCAAGACGCATTGCGTATCGCTATGTTCAAGAATGTTGACTTAGAAGTTCAACGCAGAGCAGCCGCAGTTGGTAACGACATTGTTGCAAGTTTACACGCTGGTGTTGGTGTTATTGACGCCACACGCGGTATTAAACTTGTTAATGTTTAATAATCAATAAAGTAGGTCACGATGTCGTTTATTATTTCAGGAACAACGGTTCGCAGTTTTGCGGACTACCAGGATGTAGTGGATCGCGACCAAAGGTTATTTGAAGGTAATGAGGGATTGTCTGATGTTGTTGTAGAAGATGCATTGATTCGTGCCAGTGAGAGATTACTGACACGCATTAAAAGCAGTGGATGGTGGAAAGATTACCAATTCACTCGTGATGCCTCTTTGAAGAATGATGTCAGACTAATTCCCCCAGTCAATGCCGCAAGAATAGTATCACGCAAATCAGACTTTACTGACTTGTGTGTATACTTGGCCTTAGCAGAATATATTTTGCCAAAGGTAGCAGACTTTTCAAATCTAGATAGTGCTGAAGTTCAAAAGATCAAGTATTATGAAGATAAGAGTGAAAAGTTGTTTGTGGAATTGATTGAGGCGGGAGACTTTTATGACTTTGCTGGTGACGGCACAGTTAATACAAGTGATAAGGCTCCAAGTAAATTAAACTTGATTCGTGTAAGATGAGAACAGAACTATTAAATTATCTTAAAGCAAACCTGGCGGGTGGCATTACTACCTCACCAGAGTTGCCTTGGGCACAAGGAGATAGTCCTTTATACCTGACCAACAAGAAACGAGTTTATCTTGATGAACCAACCACTAAACAGACTCCAGTCATTCAGGTGCTTGATGGCGATGATATCATGGAAACTGTAACAACAGTCCAAGGATATCTTGCAGTAGACGCCAAGAATAGACCCAGCGATCTTGATACAACCCTGACTACTTTAAGAGTAGCAAAAGATTTGAGCAACATACCAACATCTTTCAGAAAAGAATTTGATTATGATGCTTCTATAGACAGAGATGTCGTAACTTATACTTTTGAGTATAGGTTTTACACAATTAATTAAGGAACAAAAAAATGGCATATATTAATGCAACTACCGCGGTAAATCGCGTTAAACTTGTTCTTGTTAAGTATGATGCAACAGCACACGCGGTCTTAACGGCCAGTGACTTTTATAGTGCTGTTGATTCTGCTACTGGTGCTTTGACACTGGTTGCAGGAGCCATTGAATTAACAGGTCTACAAGATGTAACTATCAACAATGCAAACGGTTCATTCCGTTGGAAGCAACTTGACCAGTCTGGTGAATCTGTAATTACTACAGTTTCAACCAACAGCCTAAGTGGTAACTTTGTGCTTGACCCAACCCTGTTCTTTGGAACAACTGGTGCAACTACAACAGCAGTTACAGCAGGTGTATTTGGTCTAAGCAACAGTCGCACACAAGTGGCATTCATGATTGCTCCAAGTGGTGCTACTACTGGACAAACTCCTGACAACTACTTAATCATGGGTAATGGCTTTGTATCTAGCCTGGCTCCAAAAGTTAGTGCAGATTCGCCAGTATGGACCAGTCCTCTTACCATAGAATGCAACGGGGATTATACATTGGCCAACATTGCTTAATTAACCACAAGTTAATAAAGTGATAGAAGCCCCCTACCCTGGGGGCTTTGTCATGGACTAAATATCTGTAACTAGCCCTAGGAGGTAAGTTATGATTTTTGATAAGTTGAGCACTGAAGATATTCTCAAGAGCATGGAAGCAGAAGCAGCCAAATGCATTGCAGAACTAAAGTGCAGTCGTAAGGACTTGGAACAAGCAGACGCAAGATTGCGTTTTCTACTAAGCACCATACATCATTTAAAAGATAAGATTGGAAAATAAGATATGTTAATAAGCGAAGTCGCAAAAAAACCCACACTGATTAGAATGGATCTTGATGATCCCAAGATTGTAGAGACCTACGGGGATACCATCACATTCTACATGTATGATAATATAGACCTCAATACCTACTTTAACTTTTTTAAAGTTCAGCAGGATGAGGATGGAACAGAATTGAATAAACTGATTCGTAAGATTGTTTTGAATGAATCAGGTCAACCAGTATTAAAAGAAGATGACATGTTGCCAGTGGACATTTGTTTTGCCGCATTGGTAAAGATAAATGAAAACTTGGGAAAGTCAAAGGCCATGTCATCAACAGTAGTGACTGGGCAACAGTCAAGTTAATTACAATAGGTGCCATGGCCAAGCATTATGGAGTTTTACCTAGTGATGTAATTAATAGGGCCACAACATTTGATCTGCAGGTGTATGATGTTAGTTTAACATGGGAACAACACCAAAGAGATGAAGTGAATGGCGTAGCACCCCAATACTCGCAAGAGCAGTTGTTGGAGATTATAGGAAAGAAATGAAATGGCTGGAGAAATCAACAAACGCATACAGCAGTTGTCAACGGACTTGGCTAGCAAGAACCTGGCTGCCAAGGCCTACGCCTTCTTTAAAAATATAACTCCTCACGATACTTACAACGCTCAACGCTCAACTGTGTTGAAAGGTGATGAGATTCAAGCCAACTATCCTTATGCTCAACGCCTGGATAATGGGTGGAGTAAACAAAACGGTGGAAAGGGCATGACCAAGCCAACTGAAAAGTTCATCCGTGCTGAAATTAAAAAGTTAGGAAAATAAAATGGCAACAATTGAAGATTTCATTCTAAGGTTTAAGACTGAAGGTGCGGCTGGTATCAAAGCCGCAGGCGACAATATTAAAAACTTAGGCAAAGACATGGAGGGATTGATCCCTTCTGGTGGAGCACTAGGCAATGTCTTGACAGGCATTGTCAGTAAGTTAGGACCAGTTGGAATAGCAGCCGCCGCAGCCGCTGCCGTGTTCTCAGTGTTGGGTGGCAAGGCCTTAAGTCTTGCTGATAGTTTAGGTGATCTAAGTGATGCCACAGGCATTGGTGCCAGCAACTTGTTAAACTTTAAACAGACCTTGGTCAACGCTGGCGGTAGCCTAGATTCATTTGAAAAGTTTGCCAGTAAACTAAGTGTCAGCATTGGTGAAGCCGCAGATGGCAATGTGGCCTACAAAGATTCATTTAGAGCCCTGGGTGTCAACACCGTTGATGTAAATGGTAAACTAAGAAGCAGTGAAGCAATCTTACAAGACACCATTGCTAGTCTAGGACAAATTGCTGATCCTGCTGAACGAGCAAGACTGGCTGTTAGTTTAATGGGCAAAGAAGCCAGCAAGATTGATTGGTCAAAAGTATCAGCAGGTAAGAACGCTGTTACTGATGAACAAGTTGCCGCACTCAACAAATACAATGATGCTATTAAAGCCTTCAAAGCCACACTAGAAACCAAGTTTTTAACATTCTTTGGTGAACTAGCACTTGATATCAACAACGCATTTGATGCCAGTGAAAAGTTATACAACAGCATTAAGAAAAACATTCAAAATGCGTTAGGTATCAAGACACCAACTTTCTTGCCACAAAGCGAAGTAGACAGTGAAAATCGTAGACTACTAAACAGAGCACCTGCTCCAACAACACCTGGAGCCGCTGGCAATCTTAATAAAGATGCAGTAGAAGCCAGTAACAAACGCATTGCTGACGCTGATGCCGCTTATAGTTTACAATTGGCATTAATGACTCGTGATGAGAAAATTAAAATTGCCGCAAACATGGCAGCAGAGATTGCCAGAATCACAGCAGATGTAAACAGCAACAAACAGTTATCAGGGCCTGAAGGTGCTAATCAACGGGCCGCAGAAATATCCGCAAGAACAAGTGCCGCTCAGGCCAAAGGTCAGTTGGAACTTTATAATCTTGAATCAAAAATTGCTGAACAAATTGCCGCATCAAACCTACAATATACACAATTGGTAGAGAACTTTACTAGAGGCAATATTGAAGCAGATCATCAGTTGGCAATACAATTGCGTGGCACTGGTTTAGGACAAGATAATCTTGAATTGTATCAACAACAAGAAGCAGTATTAACAAGAAGCCGTATGCAAGTGATTGGCCTACAACAAGATGCTGAGAAAATTAAATTAACTCTGGGCATTGATCCAACAGCAGAAGACAAATTGCGTGCCAATGCCAAGGCTATTGGCTTTGTTAAAGAACAAACTGAAATTGCATTAAAAACCAACAAAGAAAGTGTTCTTGGAGTTCAGGAAATACGCAACAGTGAAGCCGCATATCAATTTGCCTTGGGGCTAACCAACCAAGCACAACTAAGTGCCATTACAGCCAAGGGCGAATTAATTGGACTTACCTCAACTGAAAATGAAAAACTTATTGAGGCTATCAAACTACAAAAAGAATTGGCCATTGCTCAGAAACTACAAGAAGAACAATCAAAGTTGGGTAGGAAAGATGGTGAACTGGTTCCCATTAAACCAGAACGCATTGCTGAAATTAAAAAACAAATCACTGACTTTTATGATGGACAGGCCAAGCAAACACAAGAACAAATTGATAAGAGTCGTGAGTTTGGAACAGGTTGGGCACAAGCATACAAACAATATGCTGAAGATGCCAACAATGCCAGCAAGCAAGCACAAGGTTATTTTTCAACATTCAGCAAAGGCTTTGAAGATGCCATTGTTAACTTTGTCAAAACAGGTAAACTAAGTTTCAAAGATCTAGCCAACAGTATCATTGCTGACTTTGTTCGCATACAAGCCAAGCAGTTGGCATTGGGGCTATTTGGTGGTGGTGGAACTGGCAGTGGCATTGGCAACTTCTTTTCAATGTTGAGTGGTAGAGCAAGTGGTGGTCCAGTTGCTGCCAATACACCTTACATGGTAGGAGAAAACGGGCCTGAATTATTTTTAAGCAAGAGTGCTGGAACTATCATTCCCAACAACCAATTGAGTGGTGGTAGAGGTGGCAGTGGAACCAATGTAATTTATAATATTGTTGCCAATGATTCCGCAAGTTTCCGTCAAATGATTGCACGAGATCCAGAGTTTTTATATGCTGTGACTGAGAAAGGTCGCAGTTCAATCCCAAGTGGTAGGAGATAAGATATGAGTTTTCAATGGGTAATAGATAATGCTGAGGACATCAGCATAACAAAACGACCAGTGATAAGTCAAACTGTCAGTCGTGATCAAAAGATTCGTAGTGTGAGCCGCGGAGGTGCAGTTTGGAAGTTTGCTGTGTCAATGCCTGGACGCATGGTATGGAACACACACCGCGGCTATATAGAAAGCATTGATACCAAGGCCATGTTAGAAAGTCAAACTATCAACCTGGCCAAGACTGGTTATGATTGGATGGTCAAGTATCGTGGTGATGCAACTTCAACAACTACAATGACTTGGAAATATAATGCCGCACAGGCTGCCAGTAATACCTATAAGTTTGAACTAGGCAATATGCCAGGTTCTACAGGTGCTGTGCTGTTTAGAGCAGGTGATTTGATTCAACCTACTGGTAGCAATTATGTTTATAGCACAGTGAGTGCAGTTACTAAAGGTAGTGCCGCAACACAATTGGTTGAAGTTCATAGAAGTATCTTAAGCACACCAAGTGACACAGCAGTGACATTTAAAGTTGGTCCAGCAGTGACATGGACTGTTATCTGCACTAAACTACCAACATGGACATTTGTTGAAAAAGATCTTATTGAGTTTAATGGCAACTTTGAATTTCAAGAGGTGGTATAATGAGCACAGGTCTTAATTTAAGTTCTTACTCAGCAGTCAAGCAAGCGGCATTTGTTCGCATGGTAATCCCCAACTATGGCATATTGCGTTTCAGCAGCCATGATGTGCCTTTTAGTATTACTGAAAGTGATAATGTTGCTTACACATATTCACCTCTAGGTATTCTACTTGGCATCAGTGAATTTAACAATGAACTTACACCCAGTGGTAGTGATGTTACTATTTCAATGAGTGCCATTGATCAAGCATTTGTTGCCAGCATGATGGATTATAAACTCAAAGGCAGTAGTGTTACTATCTATCGTGTGTTTTTTGACTACTACTCTGGTGTAAAGTTAAACATTACAGGCAATCCAAGTTTACGCTTTCAAGGTATCATTGCCAACTACAGTTTCAATGATGAGTTCAATCAGTTCAGTGAATCAGCAACCACAACTGTGAGTGTAAGTTGCAGTAGCATTGTTAAAGTATTGGAACAAAAGATTGTTGGTCAAAGAACCAATGATTCTGAACGCAAGTATAACTTTCCAGGCTTTTTATGCACCGCCGCTATAACAGGTGGCACAGGTTTTAGTTTTAGAATAGCAACTACAAACACGAATGGTGCCATTGTCTCAATAGATGATATAGAACCAGGCACAGGTTATACCAATGGCACATACACTAATCTGACAGTTACAACAACAGATTCAACTTCAGCCACAGGTGCTAGGATTACAGCAGTTGTCACAGCAAATAAAGTATCAAGTGTAACAGTTACAACGCCTGGAACATATTATCGTGGTAATGATGCGGCATTTGGCCGTGTGGCCACTATTGCCAACTCAAACTTTGACTTTGGTAAGCCCTTGGCGGTAGCATGATTAGACCAGCCAGAGTTGCTGATGTGGAACAACTGTTACAGTTGTTGAAAGCATTTGCTGGTGCCAGTTTATTAGATTATAACTCCTGGACAGCACAAGATTTATCATGTGCTCGTGAGCGACTAACTAATATTATACTGTATCACTATCTCATGGTTGCTGAAGATGATGGTGCGGTAACAGGTATGATAGGTGCAATGAAAGAACAAGATCCTTGGATTGGAAGTCGCACCAGGATGCGTGAATTGTTTTGGTGGGTTGAACCAAGTTCACGGGGTAGTAGAAGTAGTGCAGAATTATATCTGCAGTGGGAACGAGATTGTGAAAGATTTATACGAGATAAATTGGTAGATCAGGTTAGTCTGAGCACACAACCAGGCAGCACAAATGTCAATCTTGACAAGCGTGGATGGCGTTGTGTGGAACAGCATTGGATTAAGGAATAGAATAGAATGGCAAGTTTTTTAACAGCGGCAGCGGCTGCAATAGGTAGTTCAAACATTGGTAGTGCTATAGTTCGCATCTTGGTTGCTTATGGCGTTAGTAGACTTATTAACAAGGCAACAGGCAATACCAATACAGCAGGTGCAGTAGATCAAGGCATACGCTTACAAGTTGCCCCAGACACAACAAACCCAATCCCAGTAGTGTATGGTAGTGCTTATTTGGGTGGTAAGATCACTGATGCACAACTGGTTGACTCAAATAAGACCATGTGGTATTGCTTGACCTTGAGTGAAGTCCCAACAACAACAACTTTAAGACTCAGTGATGGTGCTACCATCACAACCACAGTGGATGAAATATATTGGAACAATCAAAGAGTATATTTTAAAGCAGATGGTATCACAATTGATTACTTGGTTAATCAAGATGGTGTGGTTGATACAAGTCCCAGAGACTTGGTTAAGATTTATCTATACAATGGTGCGGCAAATGCAATACGCCCCAGTGACTTGTTAAACTACTTGCCTAGTTTGCCAACACTACATGGTGATGCTAGAACGCTAATGCCAGGTTGGGTCAGTGATGAACGCATGATAGGTTTGACATTTGCACTTGTTAAAATTTCTTACAACAGAGATAAAGGCATCACAGGATTGCCTGATTTACAATTCAAAGTCAGCAACAACTTGTTCAAGCCTGGTGATGCCATTTATGCATTTCTACGCAACAAGATCAGTGGTGCTGGACTAGCAATAAGTCAAATTGACACAGCCAGTCTAGTGGCACTGAATGGTTATGCTGATGATACAATAAGTTATTATGATGAAGCAGATGGTGCAACAAAAACTCTAGCCAATCGTTATCAAATTAATGGTGTAATCAATCCTTCTGACAATGTAATGAACAATCTACAAAGACTGGCAGGCAACGCAGGTTGTTTTGTTGGTTATGACATTGCCACTGGACTCTGGGGAGTTACAATCAACAAAGATGAGTCAGCAGTTTTAGCATTTGATGACAGCAACATTATTTCAGGTATTGATTTAACAGGCACCAACTTGGACAGCATGTATAACGCAGTTGAAGTTGAATTTCCACATCGTGAGTTGCGTGATCAAATGGACATGATCCGCATTGACTTGCCCACTGAATATCGCAACGCCAATGAACCTGACAACATCCTACAACTAAAGTTGGACCTGATCAATGAACCGCTACAAGCCCGTTCACTTGGTTATTTGGAACTGTATCAAAATCGTATGGATCAAGTTGTTACATTCACAACTGATTATTCAAAGATCAACACTGAAGCAGGTGATGTAATTACCATCACTACAGATGTATATGGTTGGACACTTAAACCATTCCGTGTTGTGCGTGTGCGTGAGATTGAAAGTGACTCTGGTGGTCTAGCAGTTGAAATTACAGCACAAGAATATGACAGCACAATGTATACAGCAGGTGGTGTGCCACGCAGACCGCGTGTGCCAACTGAAGCCATTGCCATTCCTGATATTGCAGTAATTGGAACCCCAGCCGCCCCCACTGTTGCTGAACTTAATAATGTTGCTGTTCCTGCACTAGACATCACAGGTGTAACTCCAGCAGGCATTGTTGACCGCTTTGAATACTGGTATAGTAGCGATGCAGGCACCACTTATAAAGTTCTAGGTAGTCGTAGCAACAGTAATGGTAGTCCATATGCACAAGGAACCAGTTTAACATTTAGAGCCGCAAGTTTACCTGCTGGCAGTTACTTGTTCAAAGTGCGTGGTGGCAATGAAAAAGCATTTGGTGACTTTAGTGCCACTGTTGCTAAAACATGGGCACCAGTGCAAGTTACTGATCAAGTTACTGACAAAACAACCATTGATACGCCAAGTCTTGGTGACCTATTGCCAGTCCTGGGTATGGGTGCCATTGCATATTTTGCCTACAAAGCATTTGCACCACAAGCCTTGGCAGCACTAAGTCAAACTGATTTAGGTAAGTTATTGGGCATTGTAGATCCAGCAGACATTGTGGCCGCACAGGCCGCATTGGAACAACAAGCGGCTGCGTTTAGAATTATAAATGCTGGCAATGTTTCATTTAGTGCTGGTGTAGATGACACACTTACTTTCCTCGCAGGTGCTGGCATTTCAATTACCTCCAACGATATTGGACATGAAATAACCATCAGTGCTACTGGTGAGACCACAGCAGGTGTTAGTAAAATTATTGCTGGCACAGGCATTACTATTGCTCCAACAACAGGCATTGGTGATGTCACAATTAGTGTAAGTGGTAGCACAGGTGGTGGAGGTGGTGGAGGTGTTGTTGATGGCGGTGGAGCCACAAGTGGTTCTTATATTTTAAACGGCTCAATATTTCCTTGCAAATACACAACCACAAATGGAAGCACAAATAAAACAGCCATCTTTACACATGGTAACTTGGTGTTTGCCAATAGTTCTTATAGCGGTGTTATTCCAGCAAGTAATATTGTTACACCAAATACTATATTGTCTCCAATTACAGACTATGCAAGTTCTTACCTGTATTATTCCACTTGCACATACAATTCTGCAGTGGGATTACAAAATCAAGCATGGAGTGCCTGGACCAAGTGGAAGCCTTCAGCAACCATTACTGAACAATATATATCTGGTTATACCAATCCACCCCCTGCTGTGCCAATCACATACAGTGTTGATGGTGAATATATTGGTGGCGGAGCATCAGTTAAAATTCCAGATGTCAACAATGGGATTAATTATGATTCATTTATTCCAAACTTACCAATTTATTCAACAAGATATTCACAACAAGTTTATCAAACAGTTAAAGTTGCGGCTGGACAAATGGTGGTGTTTGGCGGTTGCAATGTTGACTTAGGTGATAGTGTTGCTTTTTCTACCAACACAATCTTTGGCATTCAAACAGCCACTTATGTTACTAGTGGAGCAACTGGTTATCCATTTACTGGTGTAAAATCAGTGACCAACGGTAGCATTTATGTTTCTCCAGACCCAACAGAAGTTGATAAGTTATATTGGTCAAATGACACTATTACATGGAACAAAGTAAAAGATGTAACATTTGAAGGCACCGCTATAACAGATTATGTTTATAAAGATGTATTCAAATTATTACCTTATAACAGTGTGATTGGAAAATTTATTGCGTATAGATATTTTACTCAAGCCAATGCCACACAAGTTAATGCAACCGCATATAGCACGGATGGAAAAAATTGGACTGAATCCTCAACTGGATTTCCAGGAGGTGCACAATTAAATTCGTTTAAATCCAATAACACCAGTGGTGAATACATTGGCTGGAACCCAAATGAAACTAGTTCCAATTCTGGTTCTACAATGTATTACAGCACCAATGGCCTAAACTGGTCGCTATTTCCAAGTGTAGTAAGTGGAATATTTGCTCCTACAAATACATCAGATTATCCAACTGGTGATAGAATTTACCCCGTTCCTGGTTCCAATAGATGGGTTTGTAAATTAAATTATTTTACACTTACCACTCCTACTAAAGGTGCATATACTTTTAATAGTGGTGTGCAATCAATAGAACAATATGTTCAAGCATTAGGTGCTGCCACTGGCAAAATTAATACTGATCCTTTTTGGAATTCGTATACTGTTAAAACAACTTTGTCACGCAAACTAACTGTTATACCTATTAGTGCAACTTCATTTTATGTAATGGCGGAAAGCAACTTCAATAAATGGAGCAAGCCTGGTGAAAATCCTGATACCAGTTTGACCATGAGCGACAACTTGGGCACGGTATATGGAACATATACCATCAGCGGTAACACAATAACAGCATCAAGTTTTACAAGAACTTATACAGCACCCCCTGCAGAACCTGCTGGCAGTATAACAACCTTGGCTACAGGTGTAACAAGAACTACAAATTATGATGTGCCAATTGCTTATGCAACTGTGTATCATTATCCTGGTGTTAGTGGCACTCCTGCAATTTATAGAACAGGATACTATGGTATAGGATCTACTAATCTTTCAGTGCTATATGGATCTGCTGTTTCAACCGTGTCTTATACTGTTCGCTTCAGCACTTAATAAATAAACATAGAACCTTGCTGAAGCCTTAGCGTCAGCATTGTATCCCTTAGGAGAAACAAAATGGCTGGCATCTTATCTTTTCAACAGTGGCTGGGTGGACCTGACGAGGTCAAGTGTGAATCAATCTTCCCATCATCACAAAAAACATTACAATATAACTTTGGACAAAACATCACTGGATGGACATTTGAAGTTGATCATCAAACTTTAGTAGTAGACACACTTGCGTATGACCGCTTTACAGGTGAACCCAACTTTGCTACCAGCAAGGTTATTGGTTCCTTCCCCAAGGTGGAAGTTAGTGGCAGCAACATTGTTGTAGTCAATGCCACAGCAGGAACAGTTAACATTACTATTCCAGCAGGCATGTATGCAGGTCCTATTGTGCCTGATGCTCGTAAAAACATTCCACTCACAGTTGTGGGTGTTACTTGGAAAACAGCAGGTAGTTTAAACAACATCAATACACATCGTTGGGTGTATATCAATAATTGGGAACCTGATTGCCCAGTTGGTGATCCAACCACAAGCACTAGTCCACAATACACAGCACTAGGAGTTTGATATGCCTACTGATATAACTGTAACTGAACTTAAAGAAACAGTCACAGTAACAGAAAGCACAACTTCTATTACTGTCACTGGCGACTCAGCAACTGTTTCAGTTGCAACCACTAGCCAACCTGTTAGTGTCATTGAAGAAAACGCAACATTTACCATCAGCACTATTGCCAACAAAAGTGATGTTGGTCTTGGTGCAGTAGATAACACCAGCGATGCCAATAAACCTGTCAGCACCGCGACACAAACAGCATTAGATGCCAAACTCAACAAGTCAGGTGGGACAATGACTGGAGCACTGACACTGAGTGCTGATCCTGCCGCAAACTTACAGGCTGCAACAAAACAATATGTTGACGGTCAAGTAACGGCTGTGCCTGTTATTACTTCCACTGATGATGTGCCAGAAGGCAGCGTAAATCTATATTTTACCAATGGTGCATTTGATACTAGACTGGCCGCTAAAACTACAACCAATGTTGCTGAAGGCAGTAATTTATATTTTACAACTGGTCGTGCTAGATCTAGCATAAGTGGCACAGGCAGTATTACCTATAACAACACTACAGGTGTCATTAGTTACACAGGTGGTGCTAATCCTGTTACTACAGATGAATTGCCAGAAGGCACCACAAACAAATATTATACTGATACAAGAGTCAACTCAGCATTTGATACACGCCTTGCAACAAAAACAACCTCAAACTTAAATGAAGGCACCAATCTTTATTATACCAGCAGTCGTGCTAACAGTGACTTTGATACACGCTTGGCAACCAAAGCCACTACAAACTTGGCTGAAGGAACTAATCTATATTACACTAGTGCTAGGGCTAATAGTGATTTTGATACTAGACTAGCAACCAAATCAACAACCAATTTAACAGAAGGCACTAACTTATATCACACTACAGCCCGTGCTAGGGCGGCTGTAAGCGGCTCTACAGGTATCACTTACACAGAGGCCACAGGTGCCATTGCAGTTGATTCAACAATTGCAACAAAGACTTATGCTGATAGTGCGGCAGCAAGTGCGGCAGCGGCCATTGTTGATTCAAGTCCAGCCACGCTAGATACCTTAAATGAATTGGCGGCTGCCTTGGGTGATGATCCAAACTTTGCTACAACTGTAACAACAGCATTAGGCAACAAGTTAGATGCCGCAGGATTTAGTAGTGCGTTTAGTGGACAACTTGCTGGTAAGAGCACAACTGATGTAGCAGAAGGCACAAACTTATATTATACAGATGCTAGAGCCAGAGCCTCAATCAGTGCAACAGGTTCATTAAGTTACAACAGCACTACAGGTGCGATAAGTTATACTCAACCTTCTTATGCTACAGTGGCCTCAACAGGTGCTTATAGTGACTTGACTGGCAAGCCTACATTGTTTTCAGGTGTGTATGCAGACTTAACAAGCAAGCCTACATTGTTTGATGGTGCTTATAGTAGTTTAAGTGGATTGCCTAGTTTGTTCTCTGGTTCATACACAGACTTAACAAGCAAGCCTACATTGTTTAGTGGTGCTTATGCAGACTTAACTGGTAAGCCCACCGCAGTTAGTAGTTTTACTAATGATGCAAATTACATTACTACATCAGGTGCTAGAAGTGCGTTGAGTGGATCAACAGGTGTCACATACAATAGTAGCACAGGTGCCATCAGCATTGGTCAAGCAGTTGCTACTACTGACAGCACAACATTTAATAGTGTAACAGCCACAGGTAATTTTGTTAAAGGCACAATACGCAACTTAACACAAGCAGCCGCTGGTGATATATTTGCTTTAAACTCCAGTGCCGCACAAGCCTCAGGCAATCCATATTTCCGTGGTATTAGTCTTAGCAATAGTGAGAATACAGCCCGTGGTCCACTTACCTTGATGCGTAGTTATTCAGGCAGTGACGCTGCCAATGGATCAGCACAACGAGGTCGTGTGTTATTTGAAAAGGCTCGTGGCACAGCAGCCGCACCTTCAGCAGTTCTAGTAAATGATGTATTAGGTTCAGTTGATGTCACAGGTTATACATCAACAGGTTGGTTAAATGACACTATCCCAGCAGTGACTGGTTTCTTTGGATTTACAGCCGCAGAAAGTTATGTGTCAAATACAGCATTAGGCACAAGTTTTAGTTTGAATCTAGCACCAACAGCAACTACTATTACTTCAGGTGCTAGTTTGATTCCTGTTCTAGGGTTAACCCCACAATCATCTACATATCGCAGTGATGAACATATATTCCAGCAAGGTAAAAGTGGCACAACAACTTCTTTGAACTTAAACACAACTAGAGCAAATTTTAGTGTGCCAATTAGATTTCCAAGTTATACAACCACTCAGCGTGATGCATTGGCAGCCAGTGCAGGATGGGTAATTTTTAACACAACAACTGTTAAACTTGAATGTCATGATGGCACCACTTGGAATGCATTGTTTTAAATAAGTTCATGATGTCTAAGTTTATAATAATAAAAAGAAATTATCATAGAGTTAGACTTGCTGAAACAGAATTACACGATATTGTAACAGACAAAGAAATACTGAAGGTAAAGCAATCATGCAATCAATTGATACGAGCGTTAAGAAACGCAGAACTAGAAGAATTGTTACAGAAACAGGCAGCAAAGAAATGACTCAAATAGATAAGACCAGTGCAAGACTTGACACCCATGAGGCTGTATGTGCTGAACGATTTTTAGGTTTGGATGTTAAGATGAAGAACATTGATGATAGGTTAGACAAATTGGAAACAACTGTAAAAGAACTTAGTTCAGGCACCAGTAGGGGTTTCAGTGAAATCAAAGAACTTATTGAAAAGCGTAACAACTCAAGCCACACAGCAATTATAACAGCCGCAGGATCAGTGATTGTGGCCTTGATAGCCTTTCTTGGTTATGTGATTATTCACCTAAAGTAATATGCCAAAGTTAGAAGATTACGATGACACTCATTATGAGTTAAGTCCTAGAGTGCAAATGAACATAGATGCCAAGGTGGCCGCTGGAGGTTGGTCAAGTGCTGATGAGGCTACCAAGACAAAAGCAGTGGCAGATGCGGCAGCCCAAGTGGCAGTTCAAGGTGCTACCAATACGCTAGAAACTGATGACAAGTTTGGGCAGTTCATTAATTCAAAGTGGAGGCCCATGATGGCGTTCATTTACATGATTACATGTGCCACAGACTTTGTTGTGTTTCCAATATTGTGGAGTGTGTTACAAACAGTTCAAGGTGGGCAAGTGACAAGTCAATGGAGTCCTTTAACATTGCAAGGTGCTGGCCTGTATCACATTGCAATGGGTGCTGTGCTTGGACTTGCGGCTTATGGGCGTAGTCAAGAGAAGATCGCAGGCAAGAGTTAATGGAGCATATATAAATTAGTAAAGGGATTTTAACTAATTTATGAATGAAAATATGATAGCCAATCGTTGGTATGATCACAACTTTAAACGCATCAACAATGCGTATCCAACGCCCCAAAGCATATTACGATTTGCATGTGGGGTGGCTGATTATAAGTTCTTGTGTGAAACTGTTTCAACTGAACATGTTAGAGCCGCTGTGGTGATCCAAAAAGATTTACCCTTTAGTCATTTGATGGATACACCTTGGAGTATGCAATATGCCACAAAGGATTGGAGAATGATTATTGCCAGTGTGTTGAACATTCAAAGTTGGATAGACCTTGCGGCAAGTTCAGGATGCGATGCTTTCTTCAAAGCCAATAGCATGACCATTACATATCAGTATGAACCGCCAAGGCTTGATGCCACTGGCAACAAGTATAGACCACCAGGTGCTCCACCTCCTGATATACCTGATATGCCAGAGTATGGTATACAAATAAAAAGAAAATGGACACCTCCTGGTTCAGTTGTGTTTGATCGTGAAGCATTACTGGTAGACATACGAGAAGGTGTCATGCTACAACAAGCACTACAAGACAAGTATGGCTTGACTAGACTTCGCATCAAAGAAATAGCCAGCGAAGCGGGTCTGGTTGTAGGACGCAATGACAGAAGGGCCATGGCCTTATGAGTCCAGGTGGAAGGACCAAACCAACTGTGTTGTTGAGTCATGTTGATGATAACCGTAAAAGCATTGAAGTGGTAGAAGCACACTACACATGGAGCCTGTTTTACAAAAATAAACCATGTCAGATCAAAACTCGTATTAATGTGGACTTTGATTATCCTGGTCCCAAGTATGTTAGAATCAACTTTCAAAACCTAGCACATGCCCTACGCCTACGAGATAAAATGAACGCCTTGTTCAACACAGAAGAATTTAGTGTGGTGCGTATGGACTCTGGGCGACTAGAACCTTAAACTCCGCCATAACTAAAAGTGTTAACAACACTAAGTTGTTGACAGGTATAGCATAGGCTCCAGCCCAAGAGGGTCAGGATCCATCATTCACTGAAGCCCTCATGTCGTGAGACACTGGGGCTTTTCTTTTGGCCAATAGAAAAGGAACAAGTTGTTGAATATAAAATATCCAACTGTGCCCCAACAGCACCTTGTTCCTATTCCCTGATTTGGCGTAATAAGGATGGCCTCCCTATTACAATTAAATTATGTTACCAACAAGCGACGAGAGATACTCACCAAACCAGTAGCAAGTGGATTGCTCACTTGCATAGATATATTTATACAAACCTGTT